GGCCCCGTCCCTTAGGGGGACTTTCCATGAGGAGGTTATACTTATTTGAGTATATCGCCAAATTTGGCATTGCATAGGTCACCTAAAAACACATATTAATTGTGTCGGCAGTAGATTTTCTTTAGTTTAATTTAAATATTGAACTACATAAATGTCTATGCTGAGGTCCAATCAATGCTACTTGGTGTAATTACAAGAGTAAATATGATTCCCTTTCCAGGGTTCCTATCTTGATTACTTGCCTGTCATCTTTTCTTTAGGTTTATCTCTTCAGATTTCATGCCTTTTACAGCACTATAGTGATACGCCCATTCAGTTATGGATTAATAAATCACATACCCTAAAGAATATTAGTCATAGCGTCTAGTGTCGTATCCACTTCACCCGCCTTCCATTACTTTATTGGATTTGTGTATAATTTGCATGGGACCCTTTCAATTTCTTGATTGCGGTTGACATTACAAATAGCCTCTTCGGTTTCCCCTAAAGGTGTTCGCACAAAAGCGATAAAGCGGCATTTACTATTAACTAAACTGTTTTTTTACAACAGCACCCAGTTATTACAGATCCCCCGATTAAGCGGTCCTTTGAGCTTCGGTTTCACATATGGGTTAATGACAGTGCCTTAGTCTGCTGTGCTAGGTTTCACATTCCTTTCTTGTTAGTCATTCAGGTCCTAACCCCTGAATGAGTTTCATAACTTAACTATGCTTTTAGGACTAGGAGTCACAAATGGTTTATCAACCATTTGCTCGTAGACATCCGGCTTTAGGAGATATAATCTATCGGAAAACGCTAAGTATTTCTCAAATAATTTGTTTAAGTCCCTCTCGGGAATATCACTAGTCATGGTGATATAGAAAACTTCGCGCGTGAGTTCTTTTTCAAATTTGTGTATCTCGATTAAGAGAGCCACAGCTTTGAAAAATACCTCTTTTCTGATAGGTTCAAAGAAAACATCACACAAGACTCTGAAAGTCTGGGGATCCGTTATCTTTGCCATCTCTGTCAAGTCGTTTGTATCAGAGCTAGATGAAATATTAGACATTTTATATGCCATATTATTACCATCTACGATCTTAATAGTCTTCAAACGAAGGCGGTTAACCGCTTGTAAAAGCGGGATACCGACATATTTAAGTTGGGAGGCTGTATGGTCTAACGCCAATCACTGACTAAGTGATGGCATAGGCATAGAGCCCCATGGAGAGCGAATAACTAAAACTAGGTGACGAACCCTCCGAGATAACTTTCTCAGAGGTTTTTCGAGATCACCGAGCACTCTAAAACCTTTCCCATATATACTGATTAAATCAGCAAGACGAATATGTCTCTTACGAGGCAGATTCGCCAATGTAGAAAAGTTTTTTTGTGACACGATGATTTCACCTAAGGATACAGGTGAGCAATCACCCCAAGGAGTAACGAATCGTTTCGCGAATTCGATAACTCCTCGAGGGGATACTAGGCTCTTAGCGAGCCCAATACCCACCTTAAGATCCTTACACAGTTTTAGGTATTGATCCACCACATCCCTGTGAAGGGATGCGCTATCATCACCAAGAACCGCATAATCTGTATATCATTTGAATGGACCGGAACGTTTGGCTTTCCGGTGTATCATTCAAGCAGAGAACTGCCACATGAAGTGATGAGTTACTGCCAACATGGCTCAACTGGAAAGAGCCCCCATAGGCTGACCAGTTCCATAATAAAGGGTTTTCACACCCGCAT